GGGCATTAGTGTGTCATATTGACAAAACTCGGGTTTCCCCCATTGGCAAATTCTGGAAATTGTCAAAATGGCAAATTATGGAAACTAATTTCCAAATACTGGTAATATTACAATTTTATTACATTTTTCAAAATCGCTTGACTATCTATCACCTTTATTGTATTATGGTATTGTCAGATGAGATTAAGTGATAAATCACTTCCTGCTTAAATCTCATCTGAGAAATTATATAAAAAGAGGAGAATATTATTATGAACAAAATTGAAATTATGGGAAGAACAACAGCTGATGTTGAATTACAAAAATCAAAAGATGGAAAGGAATATGCAAGATTTACACTTGCAGTTCAAAGAAAACTAGACAAAGAAAAGACTGATTTTCTTGATTGTGTAGCTTTTGGTAAAATAGCTGAAATAATTGCAAAGTATGTCAAGAAAGGAAACAGAATCATCGTTTGTGGTAGCATACAAACAAGTATTGTGGAAAAAGAAAAAACAAAAACAAAATATGTTACAATAGTATGTGATGATTTCTATTTTACAGAAGTAAGAAAAGATGTATCTGAAGATACAGCAGATGAAGAATTACCTTTCTAATTAGAGGAGGAAAAGAAAAATGGCAGTTCAAAGAGAAAGAAAAATAAATGAAATCAAGATGATGGCTGATAAAGTAAACAAAAGAATGTCAGCAATTGAAAAATTGACAGGCAGAAAAGAATCTTGGGCTGTCAAAAAGTTGTATGATGAGTTGGAATCTAAGCAGGGGATTCCACTCACAAAAGCAGGATATATTTCAAAAGATGTCAAGAAATTATCAGATGAACAACTTGTTGCAGAACTAAAAGCATTAAGAAATTTCATGAAATCAAAAACATCAACAATTCGTGGAATACAAAAAGTAAGAAGAAAACAAATTGAAACAATGAAAGAAAATGTTCAAGATAATGATTTCAATGCAGAGGATTTCACATATGATGATGCAGAAACATTATATGATGTTTGGAATGATTCAAGAAATAGATGGTTTGCTGAAAAATTAGGTGGTTCAGAATATTATCAATTTGTTGCTGATTATAAAGAGAACACACAAAAATCAATTGAATCAGATGATAGTTTGACAAGAAAAGAAAAAGAACAATTGAAAAAAGATGCTTTCATTGAACAACTGGATTCATATATCAATGTTGCAAATGATAGAACAATGAGAAGAAGAGCAGTTGAATTCTATAATAAGTATGTAAAATAGGAGAAAAATATGAAATATTGGAGCGAGTTTCAAGATAATAAAATAGTTAAAAATGTAAGTTACAGAAAAAAGCACAATGGCAAGATGTACAACTTCATTGATTCAACTATTTATTCATTTGATATTGAAACAAGCTCCTATTTGACTCTTGGTGATAAAATAATTCCAGGATGTAAATATTCGGAACTATCAGAGAAAGACCAGGAAAAATCAAATCCACATGGAACAATGTACATTTGGATGTTTGGAATAAATGATCAAGTCTATTACGGAAGAACTTGGGATGAGTTTAGAGAATTTCTGAAAAGATTAGAATCAAAAAGAGATTCACTCAAAATCGTTCATGTTCACAATCTATCATTTGAATTTCAATTCTTAAAGGGTGAGTTTGATTTTACTGAAGTTCAAGCAAGAAAATCATACAAAGTAATGACAGCATTGATGAAAGATTTTAATATTCTTTTCAAATGTACTTATTTCATGACCAATTGCTCACTTGCACAGATTCCAAAAGTTTTTGGATTGAACACAAAAAAGATGGTGGGAGATTTGGATTATGATTTGATAAGACACTCAGAAACACCACTTTCTGAAAAAGAGCTTGGATATTGTGAGCACGATTGCTTAGTATTATATGAATATTTGAAAAAAGAGTGTGAAGAATATGGTGATGTAGGAAACATTCCAACAACATCGACAGGAAAAGTAAGAAGAGAACTAAAAAGAAAAGTTTCAAAAGATTATGCTTACAAAAATAAAACAAGAAAAGCAGTGAACACTGATGGTCACATTTACAATCTTTTATGTGATTGCTTTATGGGTGGGTTCGTTCACGCAAATTGGCTTTATGCTGATGAAGTTTTGGAGGATGTTGATAGCTGGGATTTTACTTCCAGCTATCCGTAAGACCATATGTTATGGTCACACACAAATTTCCAATGACAAAATTTATCAAAGGAAACTTGAAGAGAATTGAAGATATAAAATCATTTTCAGCTTGGATTGTAAGAATCAGATTCAAAAATATAAAATGTAAATACTACAACAATTTTATATCTCAAAATAAATGTATTGAAATTGATAATGGAAAATATGACAATGGAAGAGTGATTCAAGCTGATATGTTAGAGATTACACTTACAGATGTTGATTTGAAACTAATTGCTGATTCATATGAGTTCAAATCGTATAAAATTATAGAGAGTTATCATTCAAAATATGATTATTTACCAAAACAATTCATTGATTTCATTCTTGATAAGTATGTAGCAAAAACTGAACTCAAAGGAGTTTCAGGAATGGAAGTCAATTATGCAAAAGAAAAGAATCTTTTCAATTCTTTATATGGAATGACTGTCACTAATGAAATCAGAGAAAAAGTTGAGTTTGAGAACGGAAATTGGTATGAGTTACCACTTACAAATGAAGAGATTGATAAAGGCTTAAAAGAGCAAGAGATGAAAGCATTTTTGAGCTTTGCCTGGGGTGTTTGGGTTACAGCTTATGCAAGAAATAACTTGATTCGAAATATTATGAAACTAGATTTCAAACAAGTTTATGCTGATACAGATTCAATCAAAGTTTTACCTGGATATGATAGAAAAGTGATTGATGATTATAATGCATTTGTTGAGAAAAAAATCAGATATGTTTCAAACAAACTAAACATTCCATTTGAAAGATTTGCTCCAAAAGGAAAAATGCTTGGTGTATTTGACTTTGATGGCCATTATGAGCAATTTATTACACAGGGAGCAAAAAAATATTGCTACACAAAATTGATTCCAAATGATAAGATAAAAAAAGATTCAAATGTAATAAAAAAAGGAAAAGAAAAATCACTTGTTTTGGAGATAACAGTTGCAGGAGTTCCAAAATGTGGAGCAAATGCTTTGAAATCAGTTGATGATTTTAGAGATGGTCTTGTTTTTGAACATAAAATCACAAAGAAAAATATGGTTTGTTATGTTGATAATCAACTTGATTATGTAATAACTGACTATTTAGGACAAAAGAAAAAAGTTACAGATAAGACAGGAGTTGCAATTTTACCTGTTACTTATGAACTAGGTAAATCAGAAGATTATTGCGAACTAATTGAAGATAATTCATCAAAAAGGGAGAGGTATAAAGAATGAAAATAGTATTAAATAAAGAGAAAAGATATAAGAACGAACTAAGAGATGCAATCAAAAGATTAAATGAAATCACAATGAAATCAATTTGTGATAAGGTTGGAGTTGAGCAAGGAAATGTCACAAGAGGAAATGCAAAACTTGAATACATGGAAGAAGTATTTGATACATATGTAAATACACTACTTAAAGAGATTATATTGATTCAAGCAGATATGAGTTATAAAAGAAAATTATTTTATGCTGGTAAGAAAATTTATTCAGGAAAATCTTTGAATAAGGACAATATCATCTTTGAAGAGTTTATGGAAAGAGGAGAAAAAGATGTCTAACATCAAACAAGTCCATTACAACATTGATAAGATTTCAGAGATTGATGCAAATTACTACATCATCTATGGTGAAAAATCCAATGGTAAAACTTATCAAGTAAAGACTAAGAAAGCAATCTTACACTACTTGGAAACTGGAATGAGATTCATTTTACTAAGAAGATGGAGAGAGGATATCACCAATCTATGGGTTGAGCAATATTTTAATGAAGATTTAGATATTGCAAAAATGACAAATAATAAGTATAATTATATCGAATGTTATCGTAAAGTATTATATTTTGCAAATGTCATTGTTGATGAGGAAACTGGCGAACAAAAGAAAACTAGGGGTGAAAAAATAGGATATGTGATGGCACTCTCAACTGAACAACATTATTCAGGAGCATCTTTTCTTGATGTTGACACAATCATCTTTGAAGAATTTATGGAAAGAGGTATGTATATTGGTCGAGAGCCTAGTAAGTTTGAAATCTTTTATAACACCATCGATAGAAAAAGAGGAATTACAAAAGTCTTTATGGTCGGAAATACAATTTCAAGAGTATGTCCTTACATCAAAGACTGGGGTTTAGAGGAGATATTTTCTAAGTTAAAGCAAGGAAATATCACAACAAAAACAATTCACAATGAAACAAATGATGTTGTAATTGCAATTGAATACTGCCAATCAAGTGGTGGTAAGCAAATGTCAATTGGTTCAGCATCAGGAATGGTTGAGAAAGGTTCTTGGCAATCTTTTCCTCAGCCTAAACTTCCAGGCTCTTATAAAGATTATCAAAAGCTATTTCAAATCGGTTTTCAATATAAGGGTTTCAGATTTCTTTGTGAATTACTAATGCACAAAGAAACTTCTGATGATTGCTGGTTTATATATCCATATTCAAAAGAATTCGATGATGATTTACTTGTTTTTTCAGATGAAATCAAAACAAGCAAATTCTGGCAATGTGATATTTACAATCCACAAATAAGAAATGATAAAATAAAAAGATTACTAAATACATTCAGAGAAAATAAGATTTTCTATTCATCAGACTTGTGTGGTACGGATTTTAAGCAAGTCATTGATTTTTTAATAAAAAAATAGGAGGTTTATATGAGAAATTCAGAACTAATTCTTTGCTCAGGAATAAGGCTTGACAGAGAATATTCAAATGTAATAGATTATTCAGAATCTGATATGCTTAATCTATGCAGAACAAACAAAATCGGTGGTGATGACAATTACTCATTTATTAGAAATGAATCAAGGCTGGTAACATCAATTCCATATGGAACAGCACTGCAAGGAAACTATATTGCTTTTCAAAATCCTGACTATTCAAACAAATGGTTCTTTGGATTTGTTGATGATGTAAAATATGTAAATGATAACTCAACTGAAATATATTATACAATCGACCAATTCTCAACTTGGTTCAGAGATTTATCAATCAATGATTGCTTTGTTGTAAGAGAACATACAAATGATGATACAATTGGAGCAAATACAATTGATGAAAATCTTGATGTTGGTCAAATAATTGCAACATGGGGAAAGACAGATACAAATCTATCAACAAATAATGGTTATTTTTGGATTGTTGTTGCATCTAACTTTAATCCAGCACCTGCTGAAAGTCAAGGAGCTGAACGATATGCAGGTATGGCAATGTATGGAGACTATCCACAAGGTTCATCATGGTTTGCTTGGCTTATAAATCCTAATAATTATACTGATGAAATATTAAGTTTGTCACAATGGATATATGATGTGGCACAAAGAGGTCATGCAAATGATATACAATCGATTTTTGCTGTACCTTATCAATCATTTAATGCAGTCGGTGATGTTGGAACTGACCATCTTGTTAAATCAGGCGGAGGTCGAAAAATAAATGTACAGGATATTCTATCTAAATCAGCAATATATTCAATGGATGATAACTTGAACTTAAAAAATAATAAATGTAAAGTCTATCCTTATCTATTTTTAAGAATAACAAACAACTCAGGTTCTTTCAATGATTATAAAATTGAAGATTTTCATTTTCCAGAGGCTGATGATAATATTTCATTTAATTACATCGGAATACCATGTGTTGGATATTCAGGAAAGGTAAGACCTCAATATTATCAAGGAATAGATAACAATGAAGATGAATCTCTTCCAATGGGAAAATATCCAACATTGTCTTGGAGTTCTGATGCATTTACAAACTGGCTTACTGAAAATGCTGTTTCAATTGGTGTTTCAGGAATAACAGCTGTTATTGGTGGAGCAGTTTCAGTTGCAACAGCAAATCCAATTGGAATTGCATCAGCATCTTTATCAATTGCAAATATAATTGGGCAATTTGCACAAGCTAAAATGAAACCAAACACAGCCGAGGGCAATGCAAATGCAGGCGACTTAAATCTTGCATTTAACTTAAATCGTTTTAAGATTTTAAGAATGCGACCAAAAACTGAATTTATAAAAGCGATTGATGATTATTTCACAGCTTATGGATACAAAACAAATAGAATGAAAGTTCCTAATATTACAGGAAGATCATATTGGAATTATGTTGAAATTGCATCAACTGATTCAATTGGTCATGGTTCAATTCCAGCTGATGCTCTAAGTACAATCAACGATGCATTCCATTCAGGAGTTACAATTTGGCACAATCATTCTAATATTGGAAATTATGAACTTGACAATTCAATTATTTAATGTTAATATTAAAATATCGAGAGGTTCTTTTGTTCATTATAGAATCTAAAAGAGGCGAATAAGCCTCTTTTATTTTTGCCCTATTGACAAAAATTTTATTTTGGTATAATATGGAAATCAGAGAGGAGCATATAGATATGGATATCCAAAACATTATTGAAAATTTAGATTTTAGCTCTATTGGTTGGATGGTTGCAACTCCAATCATATTCTCAATATTTGATATAGTTACAGGATTCATACAAGCTGTTATAAACAAGGATGTACAATCAAGTAAAATGCGAGTTGGATTATTACATAAAATTTTGATTTGCATTGTGCTTGTTTCAGGATTTATTTTTGGTTTAAGTTTTGACTTGCCAATCATTCCTAAGTTTATATCAGCTTATATTGTTATAATGGAAGTTATATCAATATTGGAAAACTTGAAGAAATCAGGAATTGATTTCTCAGTTTTTGTTGATTTTTTCAAGTTAACAAAGAAAGGAGAAAAAGATGAAACTAAGTAAAGAAGAACTAAAAAACAAAGTTTCAGAATTAGGAATCGATGATGATGTAAAGATTTCTCTTTTAGAAGATATCGAAGATTCTTTCACTGATGCTGTTGAAGATGATTCAAGAGTATCAAAAGAAGAATATGATGATATGTCAATGAAGTATGAAGATATGAAAAAGAGATACATCGAAAGATTCTTATCAAAAGAAGAAGTTGCAGAACTAGAAGATGCAAAAGAAAAAATTGAAGAAGTATTGGATGACTCGACTGAGGTTGAAGAAGAAGCACCTGAAATCGATGTTCAAGAAATATAAGGAGGAATAAAAAATGGCTACAAAATTAACACAAAACAATGTAAAAGCAAAAAATAGTGCTGAGTTATTATCTTACATTATCAATCAAAGTCCAATTTTAAGAGAAAATATTGACTTACCAAAACAAGGTGAATCAATTGCTCCAATTGGAAAGTTAATAATGAATAACCAAAGATATAAGAATGCGTTCTTAGAAGTTGTTAATATTATCGGTTTAACAGTTATCACAAGAAATAACTGGGATGAACCTTGGATTGATTTCACAATGAAAGGAACACTTTCATATGGTCAACAAGTAAGAGAACTTATTTGCGATATTGCAAATGTTTATGATTACAATCAAGAATTTGCAAATGATGAAACAAGATTCTTAAAGACAGTTGTTCCAAATGTTTTAGAATATATCCACGAGATAAATTTCCAAAAAACATATGAAACAACAACATCTGATGAACAAATGGCAATGGCATTTGAACAAGGTGATTTATTTGGTTTAGTAGATATCATCATAAACTCATTATTTGAGGGATTAAAATATGATAGATACTTAGTAAACAAATATATGTTATTAAGAAGAATCTTAGATGGAACAATGACAGCAATTCAAATCCCTGACTTTGCAAACAAGTCAAACAGAGATATTGTTGCATCAATCAAAGCTGTTTCAAATAAGATGACATTTAGAAGTCCAAACTACAATCCAGCTGGTCTAAGAAAAGCAACAAGATTTGATGACCAATTTGCAATTGTATCAACAGACTTTGATGCTAAATTCACAACTGATGTATTAGCCACAAGCTATTTCAAATCAGAAGCTGAAATGAAAGCAAATATGGCTATGATTGATTCATTCGGTGATATTGATTCGGCAAGACTTGATGAATTATTTGCAGTAAAAACAAGAAATGCTGATGGATCATATTCAGTTGTTGAAGGTGAATATTTATCAGGATATACACCATTAACAGAGGCAGAACTTGCTGCATTATCAGAAATCCCTGCTGTAATAATAGGAAGAGATTTCTATCAAGATTACTATTATTCAATGACAGCTGAGGAAGATACTGATGAAGTTCCAGGAGCAAGAACAGGAAAAACAACTGAATTCTACAATCCTGGTTCATTAAAGAAAAATGCATTCTTACATTACTGGGGTGTAATGTCAACATCACCATTTGAAAATGCTGCTGTATTTACACAAACACCACAAGCTGTTTCAAGTGTAGCAGTTAGCCCTGCAACAGCTAGTGTAACAAAAGGACAAAGCTTACAATTATCAGCTGTTGTTACAACAACTGGATTTGCAAATAAGGCTGTTGTTTGGTCAGTTCCTGAAATTGCAGGAGTTTCAATTGACCAAAATGGAACATTAAAAGTTGCATCAAGTGTTGCATCTGCAACAGAAATCACTGTTACAGCAACATCTGTATATGATTCAACTGTAACTGGAACAGCAACTGTAACTGTTGCCTAAGTTCAATTTTAAGAGGTGGCAACTGATGTCACCTCTTTATTTTATAAAGAAAGGAAATTGTTATGAAAAAAACTAATGTTTTGAATCAACTTTCCAATGTCGAAACAACACGAATGTATGTAAGACAATTGATGACACTTGCTGAGAATGTTTTTCAATTCAAAAACTTGCCTGAATTCATTGATGTTTCATACTTGAATAAAAAACTTACAAGAACAGGTTCAATTGCTTGGTTCAAAGATGAGGTTTTAGGAGTTATTGCTCTTCCTTATGTTCCAATCGGTGGTTTGGATATTTATGGCAGACCTAACAAAATTCAAGTCTTTTCGTACACAGGTGGTTATACAAGAACACTTAATCGTGATGAATATGTAATCATGTATGACAACAATGGCAGATATTCATTATGGCTTGATATCAAGCAATATGCAGAAAGATTGGCACTTTTCGCCAGAACAATCGATATCAATATTGCACAACAAAAGACTCCGAGATTCTGGAAATGTAAATCAGGAAAAGAACAAACTTTGAAACATATGCTTAATGAAATTGATTCAAATGACAATTCAATTCTTACATATGATAATATTGATGTTGAAGATATTGAACTTGTTTTGGAACCTGCTCCATATGTAGCTGATAAGCTAAATATGGATAAAGACAGACTTTTCAATGAATTTCTAAGACTTGTCGGAATTGCAAATCTATCTTTCCAAAAGAAAGAAAGAGCAATCTCAGATGAAGTTCAAGCTTTACAAGGTGGAACTATTGCATCAAGATATTCAAGATTTGAACCTAGAAAAAGAGCAATTGATGAAATCAATAAAAAGTTTGGAACTGAAATTGAAGTTGAATATTATGATGGAATGCCAACTACAATTGAAGAACTTAACTCTTTACTTGGTGAAGAGGTTATGAATACTGATGAAAAGGAGGTTGCAACAAATGAAAGCTTATAATCCGATTTTTTATCCAACATATGGATTGCCATTCATCCCTGTTGATTATGATATTCCTCCAACATTGTATGCAATATGTAATTCAATGGCAAATTTTGGAAAAGAAGAAAAAACAAAGATTCGAGATTTAGCAGGTGCAACAAGAGAGCAAATATTCGATTTTGATTATCCATTATCTTCAAAAGTAAACAAAGAAGATTTTGAGAAAATGATTATAAATCACTTTCTAATGAGAAGAATTGGATTTGAAACTTTTACAGCTTTTCAAATTGCACTTGAAACAAAACTCAATGAAATTCTTCCTGAGTATAACATTCTTTTTGATTCATTGGTTGGTTGGGATTTATTCAATGATGGAGAGAAGGTAAAACTTACATCAACTGATTCTAAAACTGGAAATGAAAAACAAACATCATCATCTGAATCAGATACAACTGATAAAACATCATCAAATGCAGATAGAAGATATTCAAACACACCTCAAAATCAAATCCAAGATGTGAAAGATGGTGCTTATGTAACTGAATATAATTTTGACCAATATTCAGGTGATGCAAATGCAAAAAGTGAAACACAAGGTCAATCAAATAGAGATACAAAAGAAAATGGAACTCATTCTGAAACAATAGAAAGAACACCAGGTGATAAGCTAAGACTATTTGAAGAGTTCAAAAATAATATGAATCATATTTATAGTATGATTTTCAAAGAACTAGAAGATTTATTCTTCCAGTTAGTATAAGGAGGAAAATATGAATAAATTAAGTCCGTTCAGATGGTTTGTACTTCAAAACTTCCCTTTTATAGAGGCTGATTTTGATGCTCTTACAAACTATGAACTTATGTGCAAAATTGTTGAATATCTAAATAAAACAATTGATAAAACAAATGAACTTGGAAATCAAGTTGAAGTTTTAACAAATTGGTTCAATAATTTAGATGTTCAAGATGAGATAAATAATAAATTAGATGAAATGGCTGAATCAGGAGAACTTACTGATATTATTGCTCAATACTTACAATTAGCTGGATTACTTTGCTACAATTCAGTTTCAGACATGAAATCAGCTGAAAACCTAGTAAATGGTTCTTTTGCTAGAACTTTTGGATATTATTCTGCAAATGATGGTGGTGCTTCACTTTATAAAATTAGAGAAGTTACAAATCAAGATGTTGAAGATGATATGTTCATCATTGCTCTTAACAATCCAGAACTTGTTGCTGAGCTAGTAGTAGAAAATAGCGAATTAAATATGGAGCAAGTTGGTGCTAAAAATGGTGTTAGCTCTTTTGACTGCTCACCAATATTCGAGGCTGTTATTAAAAAAGCATTAGATACAAAAGCATTTTCATCAATATTTTTTCCATCAGGAAAATTCTACTTTTTAACTAACCTAAACTTAAATTCACAAGGTATAGACTTTAACGGTTTAACAATTCATGGTGCTGGTAGAAATTACACAGGAAATATGCCTGGTACTGTATTATATTATTTCGGATCAAATAATACATATTTCATAAACTTCAAGAAAATATCAAATGCCAATTTTAAAGACTTAAAAATTGTAGGAAATGGCGCTAACAAATGTTTCGAAATCAACAATAATTGTATATTAACAAATTTTAACAATATAGAATTTACAGGATTCACAAATCATGTATGGATTAAACTTTATACAGGTTATTTAAGATTTGAAGAATGTACATTTGATAATACTATTGACGGAACAGAAGGTGTAATAATTAATCAACACTATACTGACGGAAGGACAACAACTGGTGAAATAAATTCTGAGTACATTTATTTTATTAGATGTAATATGGACGCACATTTCCACTCAGCAAAACATATTTTAATACATGAAGCATCATTTTTATACATTGATCAATGTGACTTATGTAATACAACTGACACTGCAATTTATATGGATTCAACAGGTTGGGGTGGAATTTTAGATGATATATTCATAACAAATTGCTCATTTGCTAGAAATAAACAACACATTTATGTTGAAACTGGTACAGGTGAGTGTAGAGGTCTTCAAATAACAGATAATCACTATTTAAGACACTTACAAGAAGATACAAACGAAAGTATTATTAAAATTAGAGGTAACGCAAATTCAAAAGTATGGTATGGTAAAATAACAGGTGCTTGTGATAGTTATGCAAATGCAACAAGAGCGCTGGATTTTGAATATGCAACATATTTTGATGTTGACATAAGCGGCGATATTTATCCGTCAAGAAGAGAAAATTCTTATATAAGATTTTATAATAAATATCGTCCAGGAACAAATCCTGATATTGAATATATTACACCTAATAATGTCACAGTAGAAGGTAACGTAATTACATACGATTTAACAGATAGCTTATCAGATACAGAATGCTGTCAAATAGCTGTAAACGGAACTATGAATTCAGGTGGGTTGTTTATTTCAGCATTATGTTTGTATGCTAGTAGATATTCTGCAAAAGTAGCTTCATGGACTGGTACAAATATATCAGGAGTAACATTTGCACAAAGAAAAATTAAAATAACTTGTGATACCTTTGCACCTTCAACGTCGTTAACAGATATAAAATTTATAAAAATAAAATAAAAAAAGAGGGATTATTTCCCTCTTCTTTTTTGTCTTATTTTCTTTGTGAATATTGCCCATGGAAATCTTTTTTTCTTTTTTTCTGTTGGTGGTATAGTTCCATAGTAGATATATTCATCAGATGATACTACATTTGGAATACCAGTTCCTGCTGTCGGGTCAATTGAATTGATATATCCAAATTTGAACTCACCATCGGATTGATTTTCTTTCTCTAAATGAACATGAAGTCCAGTCGATGCTGTACCACTTGGATTTCCCTCATATGAAATATGCTGACCTTTTACAACTCTATCATTTACATTGACTAAGACTGAATTATCAGATAAATCACCATAAAGCCAAATATTATTTGTGACTTGATTCCATATAATACAAATTGCTCCGTAGCCTGTTTGGTCAGTTTGGTCAACTCTTGTTACAATTCCATCTTCCATTGCATAAACTGGTTGACCAATATCGGTTTCATATGCTCTTCTTGTTTGTAAGTCTATTCCTGCATGAATATGACCAGGTCTTTGCTCTCCCCATGCACCTGTTACACAAAACTCTTCATTGATAAATGGTGCTAGATTTACTTGTGTTGCCATTAGTTAAACATCTCCCATTGTGTATTTTGTCCGACTACAAGGTCGGCTTCTAAATAGTTCTTGCTTTGAAAATCCCAAACTGAATGTTGCATAGCATCATCGTAATCATATCCAATTGGTAGATCATATCCGTTACATATTAACCATGAACGAATAATCCAAGTCATGTTACCACTTGCTCCAGGATAGATATTGATTGCATGAGAATATGTTTCATCTCCAAAATATCCATCAATTTTGATTCCTGTTCCAAATTGTATGTTCATCTCAGTTTGTAATCCATAAACTAATGCCCAATTTGTTTCTGAACCTGGTATATTGTCAACAGCAATATTAAGTCCGTATCGTTCATTTAAGGTTCTTTGAATTTCAGCAATTTTTCCTTGAACTGGTTCAGTCTCATCTTCTTTAAATTGAGGCCTAGCAT